ACCATTATAAATAAGTGCAATTAATTTTGTACCAAAATTATCTAATACCCATAAACCTGGGTTAAGTGTTACATCGTCTGTAGAAGATTCACCCCATGCAACGAAAGCTGAAATATTACTTACAGTTACTCCTGCACTATGTGTAGCTTTTGTAGTACCATTAACACCTCGAGCTCCTCCACTTAAGGTCCCTGTTGCCTGGTCATTGTTTGTATAACTAATATCTTCTGTACCAATTCTAATTTCTCCAGCATCAGGAAACGCTGTTGAGTTTGCAATAACAATGTTAGTTGTAACTGTATCTGTTAAAGCAGTTGCTAAAGTTGTAGTTGCAATACCAGAAGCAGTTCCACCAAAGTTTGCTGTACCCCAACCAAATCCACCTAGTTGTTGAGATGGACCAACATGATAAAAAGGTTTGCCTGTAGCATCTCCAGAATTACTTAAGGGTGTTCCAGATTCATTAGTTGGCATTGTAATTGTAATTGATGTAGATGTTGGCACTGAAGTTGCCATAAATTTTTTATCTTCAAAAGAAGCGTCGTTAAAAGTAGATCCTATTGCAGTAACTCCACTTACACCATCAAATAATATAATGTCGTCTTCTTGCATACCATGAGACGTTGCAAATGTAATTGTAACTGTTGGAGTGCCACTTGCACTTGAAAAATTAACGTTTGCTATACTTATTCTTATTGGCGTAATATCATAAAACTGATCTCCAGAATATACATATAACATTCTGTTTGTGCCTATTGCTGCGTACTTAATACCTGCATTATTATCCCAATGATGCAAAGCTCTACCGGCTCCTGTTAATTTATCTTGACCCAATTGGTCCCAACCACCTAGTTTTTCTGGTGAACCATATCTAAACCTAACGTTGTTACCATCAAACCACTGTCCTTCAGCGCCTAATTCAGTAACTTGTTTATTGTATCCGGGGACAAAGCCTAATTTTTGTAGCATATAAAAACCTGTTTATTAGGTAATATAACAGATTATTAACAAATTCAACAGATTTTAAAATTTGTCTTCTTATTGTACTTTAGGGGCACCTATAAAAAATCTATTATCAAATTTATTTTTTTCTTCAAAGGGGCCGTTTACATCATTATAATGCAAGAAAACGTGGGAGGATTCTCCTACTTTTAAAGGTTTTCTAAAATGCGAAACTTCCGTACCTCTGTAAAGTGCCATATCTCCATAATCTAATTCTATTTTTTTATTACCTATGTAGATAGGCCATTTTTCTCCACCATAAAATATGGTAGCAGATATTTCGCAAGCGTCCCTGTCTACATGTTTTTTTAATTCATCACCTTTTACATATAATCTGTTGTAAGAATAAGTAGGTACCAATTTTAATTTTGTATTTTTTTCTACAACATTTTGCATTTTTAACAATAAAGTTTCCATAGCAATATCGCCGTAGCAACTATATGTATTACTACCTGGAATCTGTGTGTCTCCAAATTTTCCTAAATGTATATTGGTTTTGTATATATCTTTTTTCTTGTCTATCTCTCTAAAAAAATCTCTTTTAATAATACTGTAATTATATAAATAACGACAAAATTCTTTTGATAAAACTTTTTTAACTACTACATATTTATTTTTTTTAAAACTCATATTTTTTCCTTCTTTCTATTATTTCTTTATGAGTTATTACATCAAATTTTCTATGAAGTAAACCTTTTAATTTATCTTGGATAATGTCATTATTGAGAGATGACTCTAACAAGTATTCTTGTTTAACACTATTTATATTAAATAAATTTAATGCGTTTAATAATATAATATAATTTTTAGGACCAAATAAACTATAAGGTATATTAAGATCAAGACAAGTAGGGAGTCTGTGTTTCCATTTTTCAAGATTGTCTGAAAGACTATCAGTTAATTTTATATTATTTGTAATATATTTCCAAAATTTAGTATCAGATTTTTTACATAAATAATGTAATAAAACAAAATCTAAATTATTTCTTGTAATAGCATAATTATTTTTATTAAATTGATCTATGTCTTTATCACTAAATGAAGTTAAATAATTAATTAATAAAAATGATTGTTGAATAGTAGTGCCTATAGAAGTTGCTTCTAAGGGTTCTAAAAAACTGGAACTTAATCCAATAGCACAACAATTTTTAATCCATGATTTATTTAATTGACCGGAATTAAATTTAATATTTTTAGCTATGTGAATTTTATGTTTAAATTTTTTACTAATCTCTTGCTCTGCTTTTTCCGCAGTAATAAATTCATTACAAAATACATAACCATTTCCCCATCTTTCTTGAGTAGGTATTCTCCATCTCCATCCAGAAGACATTGCTTCTGATAAAGTATATATATCGTAATCATTTGTTTTTGGTGTTTGAAAAGCAATAGCTTGATTCATGGGAAGATATCTTTGATAAGATTCCCACGTTGCTCCTAAAGATGATATTAATAATTTTTTAAATCCTGTTGAATCTATATAAAAATCATATTTATATTTTTTTCTACCTTTTAAATATTCAATTTTATCAGAAGATTTAACTTCAGTAATTTTATCTTCAATTATATTAATATTTTTTTGTATACATTTTTTAATTAAAAAAGCATTTAATTTAACTGTATCAAAATGAAATTGATGTGAGCCTGCATTTTTAGGTACTTTATTGTCAAAGATAAAACTTGGTAAAATATCTTTATTTTTTAATTTATTAGCAATAGCTAACCCATGTAATGGATGGTAGTTACCGTTTAAATAATGAAAGTCCTCGTCTACAAAATGTGCATAATCTTTTTTAGTCCACCCTTTAAAATAAACAGCAAATTTAAAAGTAGCTCCTGTTTCATTTAATAGTTCTTGTAAAGTTATTCCAACATAATTACAAAAATCTAACCAATGCTCCGTACTTCCTTCACCTACTCCTATAATATCAATTTTATCTGATTTAATAATATCTACTTTTAAGTTTGGAAGTTTAGTTTTTATTATTAAAGCAGAAATAAGTCCGCTAGTACCTCCTCCTAATACAAGTAAATTTTTCATTTAAATGGATGTCCTAAATGCCAGCTAACTAAAGAAAATCTTTTACCTTTTGTTATCGGTAATACTCTATGGTAAATATGAGAAGGAAAAACTATAAAGTCTCCTTTATTACAAAAATCTTTCATTGTTATTATATTTGGTTGTTGTTCTGGAATCCCGCTAAAATAAAATTGTAAGTCCCCTCCTTCATATTTAGTTTTGTTTTCTAGTAACAATATTGAACTAAGTTTTCTTATCTTACCTTTAGATAACCCTCCGCTAATATATGGTTGGTCCCAGCAGTCTTGATGCCAACTATAAAAATTGTTTTTTTTATATTCAGTAAACTGACTTTCTTCCGTACAATCAATTTCAAAGTTCCAACCAGATTCTTTATTTGCTTCATTAACAAAAGGCATAATAATATCATATATTAAAGGATGAGATATAAAACAAACAGAAGAATCTCTTTCTTTTTTTAAAACTTGTTTTTCTTTTTTACTTAAAGGAGCTTTTTTAGTGTCTCTTGACACACCCATAGTTCCAGTTATTCCTTTGTTTTTTTCAATTGAAGAGGATAGTTTTATAATTTGATTGCAATTTTTTATAGAAATTTTTTGTTTAAAAAACCACCAGTCATATTTTAGTTTCATATATTTTTTTTTAATTTATCGTATATTTTATTTAATAAAGGATTAAGAGACATTCCTGTAAAAATATAATTATGTAAATTGTATTGAGTAGGGGTGTAGTAATCAATACTTAGTTCTAAGTAAGCTCTACCTGGATACGCGTCCCTTACATAATAATAGTCATTATTATTATATATAAAAGCTTCCCCTATTTGTAATCTTTCTCTAACTATCTCTTTATCTTTTCTGCTATAAAAAACATGATCCCAAGGTTTAGATGAAATAATATTACACAAAACTTTAACGTAATTGTTATCATTAATTATGGGTTTAGTTTCAGCTCCAGGTAAAAAACAATCAAATCTTGCCTCACCTAATCTTAAATCTTTTTTTAATAAATCTGAAATAAATTTTTCTTTTTTTAATGCAACATAATCACAGACAGTGTTGTGTCTCCATTTTTTTTTAAAATCTACATAATCCTCTACATTTGTTCTTTTATATAACTCTTCAAAATAAGAAATATTTTCATTGTTTTCAAAATCAGAAAAAAATTTTATTTTTTGAGCTATCATGAAACAGTAATGTTTCCAGATACGGAAACCCTCACTGCGTTAGATTTAAAAGGAAACACTTGGTGTCTTAAAGTAGAAGGAAATATAAATAACATATTTTCTTCTGGAAAAAAAGAATGTGTGGTTATGCTTGAACTAAGATCATGCTGACTACCTTCTCCATATAAAAAAACAATACCACCCGGATGTGTAAATTTTGTTTTATTTTTTGAGTCTATGTATTCTTCTTTTATTTTTTTAGGTATTGAACAATAAAGCACAAAAGAATGTGTACAAATTCCATGTGTATGTATTGGATTGTATTCATTTTTTTGTTGAAAATTTATCCAAAGATCGAGGAGTTTTATTTTATTTATTTTTGAGTGTGCGCCATAGTGTTCTTTTTGTGCTTCAAAGTAATATTCAAAATAAGGTTTAAGGTTTTTATGTATAATTTTTTTTATGTCTTTAGAATAACTAAATTCTTTTTTAATTTGGCCTGCTAATTTATGGTTATATAATTCTTTACATTCTAACCCATGTTTATATATTAATTTACTTAAGTTTGGGTTAACAAAAGTTTTAAATAAAAAAGGGCCCCAATAACTAAAACTATATTCTTCTTTATTAAACTGTATTTTTGTAGATTTCATATTTCTACATAAATATATAAAGTAAAAAATTAATTTAGTAAATAGATATTATATAGCAATCCAAGCGTTTGTGTCAGGATTCCAATATTGTACTTCATCTGCTGAAAACTGTCTTTGCCATCTTAAATTTGGTTCGTTCCACAACATAGGTTTTCCTTCAGGATCAGGTTCTGATACTGGTGGCAACCATTCAAAATCGGGGGCTGCTGATAAAGTCCAAGAATCAAAAGGTTGAGCATCTATAAATGCATCATCACTGACACTATAAGACCCCCCTCTTTGTGCAGATCTAACTCTAAATAATCCGTCAGGAGAATACTCCCAAATTTTATCTACGGTAGTGTTTAAAGAGTCAGCTAAATATTTTTTAGCCGTAGCCTCAGAATAAACTCCGCCACTTGTTCCGTAACTTTCAGCTAAATTAAACGTGTTTATAACCACGTTGTTTAAACCTAATTGTGTAAAAAATTTTATTGCCATAATATTTATTGGAATTTATATTTTAAAATAACTACTCCAGATCCTCCTCCTCTTTGAGGTCCACCAGGACCAGCTGCTCCAGCTCCGCCACCAAGTCCATCAGTACCAAGAGTTCCAGAACCACCACCAGCTCCGCCGCCTCCAGGGCCAGCACTGCCGCCTCCGCCAGTTCCGCCGCCACCGCCGCCACCTGAGTATACTACGGCTGTTCCTGTAATTGAATTTGGAGAACCTGCTCCGCCAGCACCACCAGGTGAACCAGGGTTTGCGGGACCGCCACCTGCAGAAGCTCCGCCACCACCAGCAGTTCCGTGAGTTCCACCACCACCAGAATGGCTTCCACCATTGTTCCCTTGAGGGGGACTTACGGGTGGTGTATTTCCTTGACCAATATTATTACCATTAGCGTGGGCACCACCTCCTCCTGATCCTCCAGGAGTACTACTTGAAGGTCCACCGCCACCACCTCCAGTTGAGGTTATAGTTGAAAAAACTGAATCTCCACCTCGAGCATTATTTGTTCCTGTTCCAACTGTCACTGAAAAACTTCCATTTGTGACTGCAAAACTTGCAGCAGTTCTAAAACCACCACCACCAGCGCCGCCGCCATGATTGGGGGGAGTTCCACCACCTGCAGCTACTATTAAATATTCAAGGTTAGCTCCATAAGTAGCATCACTTCCAATAGTAATTGCTGCTGTACCAGAGGATGTAAAGGTATGAACTTTATAATCACCAGAAGTTGCAACTGAATCTCCACCTACAATTTCCATAAATTCTGGAATAGATCCTCCAGAACCAAATCCTAAAACTTGATAACCAAAAGATTTAGCTCTTCTATTTTTTATATTTGATGTGTTCTTACCAGAGGTAAGATTATTTTTTAAATCTCTCATATCTAAATTCCTTATGCGTCGTTAGCTGCATCAGTAGTAAAGAATATTTTAATACCTAAAAGTCTTGCTACTCCGGTATACGTATCTCCACCTGCGTTTGCATCTCTAAATATTTGAAAGTAAGTTTGTTGATCTACTGCAGGAGATCCTGCAATTGTAACTGCAGAACTTTCTGCTGAAACTTGTTGATCTTCTACTGTTCCTATACCAGCATCTGTAACTGTAACTGCTGTTCCAAAAGCAACGTCAATAGTATCACCATCACCACATGCAACACCTTGCAAACCAAAAATACAATCACCAGTATTTGTAGTACTTGGTGTCCAAAAACATTGATAAGTAACTGTTCCTTCATTCCATGATTTAGGAAATGCTACTGAAAATTGTGCATGGTCATCTGCAGTATCTGCAAAATCCATAACTTTCATGTCTGGTCTTAAAGCTGTTGTTTCTACTTGTGCGGCTTCTGCACCATTAGTCGTTGATGCATACATAGCTGAAGCTGGAATCCATATAGTTTCTTTTCCTGCAATTTTAACTGCAGCAGTTGCACTTTTTAGTACACCTGTTCCTTTAGGGTTTAAATTTAAATCAACGTTTGTTTCACCTGTTGAAGAAATAATTGGACCGTTTCCAGTTGCAGCATTTGCTAATGTAATTTCGTTAACAGCTGAACTTGTTGCTGTAAGTAAAGCTAATTCATTTCCGTTAGTATCTAAAATTGAAGTTCCAATTTTAGGTGCTGTTAAAGTTTTGTTTGTTAAAGTTTGTGTTCCAGTAAGAGTTACGTCTCCTGATCCTAAACCTGTATCAAAGACACCAGTGTTTGTTGCAACACCATCTAAATAAATTATTTTACTTGTTTTATCAGTTGCTGAAAAAGTAACTGTTGCACCTGAACCAGATACAGCTTTTAATTGTACCGTGTATGCACCTGATGTGCTGTTTTTAATAATATAAAAATTTTCTGTAAGTAAAGGAAAAGTTACAACTCTAGCTCCAGAAATACTTCCTGTAAGTTCTATAACTCTGTGTTGAGCAGTACCTGTTAAAGCACCATCTGCTATAGATAAAGCTGTTGGTGTCCCTGAATCAGTTACAGCTTGAGAATTATATCCACCTGTAAGTTGTTCTACAAGACTTAAGTTTGCGTTTGTTTTATCTCCCCATTGGCCGGCATTTTCGCCAGTTGCCATTAATTCTAGACCAAGATCCGTATAAGTTGATGCCATAATTTTGTTCTCCTATTAAGCTGCGTGGTTAACGTCTGTATACGATGTATTACCTGTGATGTCAACATCTTGATATCCAATTTGACCAAAACCTACAGTCTGTAAACTAGCAGTAAACGCCTGTCCTGTCAATCCTACAGTCATGTTTGTTGGAGTTATTGCTCCTACATTTGCAGTTGAAGTTACGCCACTTAAACCGACTCTCATAGCATCTGTAGTAGTTGATCCTATTGCACCTTTCAAAACAACTCCTGTTAAATCAATTAACTCTACTGAACCTACACTAAGTGATGCAAGTTCTGCTGTTGTTTCTAAACCAGTTAATTCTGCAATTGTATTTGGTGTAGCTGTTACTGATCCTACTGCAGCAGGTACCGCAAAACTTGCTAAACCTTGTGTATGATCAGATCCATTATTTATTCCTAAAGTACCTATACCTGCACCTATTGTTCCAGGTGAAGAAATACTAAATATCATATCTAGTCTACCAATTGTTGCTGATCCTAATGCAACAGATGCAGTTTGACCAGTTGGAACAATTATACTTGCAACATTGAATGTAAATTCTCCTCCCCATTGTCCATCACCAAATGAGTTTACTCCCCAACCATCTGGTCCAAGATGAGCAGACATTGATAAACCTTCAAGTGCAACAGATGTAGTATTTTGTCCCCAGTTTCCAACACCCCATTCATCTCTACCCCAACCTTCTTCAGATTGTGCGTAAGGTAATTCACCTAACTCTGAAACTATACTAAGACCAGTAAGTGCAACTGTAGGACTATTACTTTCTCCCCATGGTTCTAAACCATATGCATCTCTACCCCAACCTTGTTCGGATGAAGCAATCGGTGTACCAATTTCTGCACTAAAAGATAGGCCTGTAAGAATAGCTGTGTCGTCGTTAAGTTCTCCCCATTCACCATTACTCCAAGCATCAGCACCCCAACCTCTATCGGGTGAAGCAATTGCTGAACCTAATTCTGAAGTAATAGGAAGACCGGTTGGAAAAACATTAGCTGTATCTTGTGTACCATAAGAGTTTTGACCCCATTCTAAAACGTTCCAAGAATCTGATTCTACAGTGTTTGCTTGACCACCCATATTAGGATGAGAAGAACAGTAATAATATAAAGTTGGTGCTGAGGCAGCAACAGTTATTTGAACTTGTGTTGAACTATTTACAGTTACGCCAGTTGTATATTCACTTCCAGAATTGTGTGTACCATCTGATGTTGTAGAAAATCTAAATGGGTGAGCTGAAGGATAATTAAAT